GTGGAATAGGACGCACGGTCAAAATCTCTGGTTTCGTAAACATACCCTCGATGGGATAGTCTTTTTCAAACTGTAACAAGATGTTTTTGGGTATCGCCGGAGACTGCTCGAGTAAACTGTCGTAAATTGATTTACATTCTTCAACAAATTTGAGACCCTCCTTCTTTCGCTCTTCACGGGGAAGCGCGAGTTGTAATCTGATATTACGTGAAAGACTTCCGTGTCCTAATGCAGCAGTTCTATGATTTTCCATGAGTTCATTCACTTTCAGGAATTGCATGATTGTCGCTATGAGACCAGCCACAAGATTCAAACCACCGATAATCGATGGAGCGGCGGGTTGAATACTCGCCGGTAACGTACTCTGGGCAAAGTTCGCAGTTCCGGTGATTGTTGATAGAACGATGACAGGTAGATTAAAACGTAGACTCATTTTTTTAAACATCAAGAAGGCTCTGTGGTGCATGTACCTGTAACACGCTGATGATTCACCCCATTGGCGCAATACGTTCTCGTGGTACTCGTTCCACATGATCTCCATATTAATTTCTTCGCTCATGTTATAATAGATGAATATAATATTCCTCATTCATCTTATTTTTCTGTTTGGTATTCTTGTGGTACCTTTTACGAATGATCGAAGAAGTCTAGAGTTTTACTCGGTGCTCATACCATTCATCTTTTACCACTGGTCGGTGAACGATGATACATGTGCTTTAACGCAGGCCGAGATGGCGATCACTGGTCAAAAGAAGGAAGAAACCTTCATGGGGCGTGTGGTCGGACCTATTTATAAGATGGAAGAGAACGAGATCAATCATCTTACAAAGACTGTATTCTTTGTCTTATGGGGTTTTGTTCAGTACCGATTGGGGCACTTTGACAACATCATCAAAGACACCTTCAGGGTATGGAGGGGTCAGAAAATTCACTGACTTTTCTTGATGAGTTCTTGAACACGTTTCATAAATTCACGGTTACGCTTAATCTTGGGATCAGCGTTGATGATACGAAGTAGAGCGGCGGTTGGTATCTTGGGGGCATTACCCTTAGGTTTCGGAGTCGCTTTCAGTTTTTTACGCGCTTCCTGTAGTTGCTTCGTACTCGGCATTTATTATGTACACACATAATAAATGACCGTCGTGGATACTTTTATCGACATGCTTATGAATTCTCGAACACAGACGCATTATTTTCACCTCAACACAAATTCGTATGCGCAACATAAGGCACTTGAGAAATATTACACTGGAATTGTGCCACTCATCGACGCGTATTCTGAGACGTACACGAAAAAGGTGAAACCTTCTCGGATGAACAAGCGTTTTATTACAACTCCTGGTAAAATTAATACTTATTTCAAGGATATGTTACGAAGAATAAAAAAGATGAAGCTTCCGACCGATTCGCATCTCAAGGCGATTGAAGATGATATTGTGGCTCTCATACATAGAACAATGTACATGTTGAAACTCAAATAATTTTCAATTCGTATAGTAAATGAAAAACGCGACCAAAATTCAAATTGGTTTGGTGGTTCTCAGTCTCATAGTGGCATATATGTGGTTTCATCCGCGTGTCCTGAAAGTTGAATCTAGACCTCAACTTCCCATCACACCCCGCCCCACATCTATGAGACGTGACCCCGAGTACAGGGGTCCACCTATTAAGAAGTATAAACCCGGACACATGCAACAGATGGGTATTCTCATGGGGCCTGGAGATGTCACGATGCCCCTATATGGTAAGGAAGTTACCGGAAGACGTGACAGGTATCATTATTACACGACTACACCTGGTCAACAGATTTATCCTGTACCAATAAGTCACAATGCACGTGATTGTATGGAAGATATTGGTTGTCAAGAATTGTATGGGAATGAAACAGTCTCAGTGACTGGTAAAACTGGTTCATTCAGGGTGAACATATACAGAACAGATAACTTTTTTTAAATCTTGGCGAATTTTCGTCCTTGACCAACTAGTTTACTACTCGAACAACACGAAAGACAACATATCAATAACATCGCCGGGTAAAACGGCATGGGTACGAGTGGAAATGAATCATTCCAGTATTGATACCCCAAGAAAAGCATCACGAGAGAACAAAGACTACTGCAACACATAGCAGCGGCGGATATCGGTTTAGGTTTACCTTTAGACGAAATGTCTGGAATTGGACTTATGAAAAACCATAGTGAGGAAAGTGCTTGACCCATTATTTATTATACCCTGAGAAAAATTAGTAGGTTTTGATACCTATCAACCCGTGTAGGGTATACTGGGCTCCGCGTAATACACCGGAAAATGACGAACATGCACAACAAACCATTCCCAACATGACGATGGGTGTCCGTTCCTCCATATTTTGTAACATCATCAATATGATTAAATTTAAGAATAGACCTGAAGATGTCGAAGATGCCATAGAAAGTGCACCCGTTCTAGTAGTCATTTTATATACATTACACTAACAAAAATTATTTTCGAGAATGATATCGTATTCTCTGTGTTGAAGATTCGAACCTATACGCATTTTAGATTTTATTTGTATAAGTTCTTTGATTGTATCGGTGTCCAGGTTTTTGAAAAAATCCATCTTCGCCTCCATGTCATCGAGTTCGTGATGTTCTTTTCGAGCCTGAACATAGGGCCATGTATGTTTTCTCAAGGATGCGACTTCATGTTCGAGTTGACGTATACGGGGGAGAAGTACTTTATTGATCATAATCTTTAATTCGAGGACTTCACTCATATTAATTACTCGTAGTATACTTTCTTTATATTTTTTTCAATGTGATGACTGATGATTTTCTTAGTTATTAGTAAATGCAGTACAGGGATCTGAAAGAAAAAGCTAAGAAGTTGGGTCTGCGTGTCACGAAAGATGTTCGTGGAAAACGCGTGAAACTTACAGCTAAGGAACTTCGTTCAAAAATTAGATTGAATTTTGAAAACAGTGTGAAAAATGCTCAGCAAATGATTCGAATTTGTAAGACGATCGTGGTACCTGCTTCGTCTCCTATGGTAGTAGCATCTCGCACCGGTGGTCCACCACCTCCTCCTCCACCTCCATCTCAACCACCCAGGAAACCGACCATAAATTCGAGTCGCGCTAAACTCATGGCCGAATTGAAAAACACTCTCAAAAAGAAAGGGTTGAAAAAATAATCTCAATGATTAGTATAAGCACGATCATGGATAATTCCCAGTCCAAGAACAACAAGCCCGCCAACAACGGCAACAACGCGAAGCCCAACAACGGTAACGGCAACAAGCCCAACAACGGTAACAACGCGAAGCCCAACAACGGTAACAACGCGAAGCCCAACAACGGCAACAACGCGAAGCCCAACAACGGTAACGGCAACAACGCGAAGCCCAACAACGGTAACGGCAACAACGCGAAGCCCAACAACGGTAACGGCAACAAGCCCAACAACGGTAACGGCAACAAGCCCAACAACGGCAACAAGCCCAACAATGGTAACGGCAACAAGCCCAACAACGGCAACAAGCCCAACAATGGTAACGGCAACAAGCCCAACAACAACGGTAACAAGCCCAACAACAACGGTAACAACGCGAAGCCCAACAACAACGGCAACAACAAGAAGCCCAACAACAACGGCAACAACAAAAAGCCCAACAACAACGGCAACGGTCTCAACAACGGTGCCAAGAAGCTTCGTGAGCTTGCCCTTAAGCTCGCCACCAACGCGATCAACAAGGCTCGTCAGCAGATGCCTAACAACGCTTAAAACTATTTGCGTTAATTAAGTAATGAACTTGATACAAGTAAAAAAGAGTCTTGAAAATTGGCATGACACAAGTTCGTATGATGTTGTGAAACAATACATGACACAACACGATACCGATGAGAAATTCGTAAAGCATTATTTGGGTAAAGAACTTTACGAACGTCTCGAGACAATGACTGCATTTATCGATCAAGTAGAATCGATCAAACGATATCTATCCTGAACCGTTTCTTCATGAATGTTTTGACCCCTTTCACATCCGGAAAACTCCAGAGATACCAACGTGACCAAAATCCAGCCCCGTTGATACCACTCAATTTCCAATCTTCTTTGTCGCTTCGATCAATGTTTAGCATCATGTTCTGAATTTTACTCGGGTCTCGCTCAGCTATGACTCGTCTAGGAATTTGACCACCGTGTCGTAACACGTACGATCGCATACGTGATGGTGTTTTGTGTTTGGTGTAGTCTGAGTATCCTCTCGCACCAAAGTCAACCGTTTTACCGTTTTCGAGTATCGCCCTGAACTTCTTCTTAGGATCAGGGCTACGAATAACTTTGACGCGCATACTTAGTATGGGTCAATATTTTACTTACCGCATCCACAGCCACCTGCGCAGTAGTTCTCAGTCTTGTCACCGGGAAGGAAAAAGAGCTTCTCGGGACCACGCTGGACGCGGTAGAGGTGGTCATACATGTGAAGCAGGCCGATGGTGAGGGCGAGAGTCGCCACGACGACACCCTTCACCTTACGCGCCATGAACGCGTAGGCGACAATAACCGCAGCGATGATCATCTGAACGATGGTGAGCTGAGGAATGGCGGGCATGGAGAAACGAGACTCAATGTCTTTCTTCTCGGTGGTGGGAGCGGGAGCGTACTTTTCCATAGTCTTGCCGTATCCGGGCATGTTTATTATCTACTGAGAAAATAATGTGGTACCTGGTGGTTGTTCCACTTCTTCTCATGGGTCACGATTACTTCAAGACACCTATCGATAACCTATACTTTCACAATTGGCGACGACCATTCATAGGTATGCGAAATACAGTGATCGACATATTGCTGCACACACCAAAATACTCAGTGTGGCAGTTCAAGGGTCTTCACCTGATCCAGAAACATTACCGAGACATTCGTAAAGAATTTGAAACGGTTTCGAAAACGTTAAAGAAAGCCATGTATCACGATATCGATACATGGTTCGAGAAGAATGATGGGTATTACAGGTACACGTTCGACCAATTTCCAAAACTGAAAAGTCTCGTTCGACAGATTCCATGTGTACATGAAGAGACGGCGTCGTTCGCCGTCATGGAGGGTCCGATGGTCATACCACCGCACCGAGCAGAGACGAACGCGCTACTCAGGTATCATCTCACGATCATAGGGGATGGTGACTGTACTCTGTACACAGAAAATGGACCACACGTCCACACTGAAGGTGAAGCGTTCATATTCGATCATTCACGGTATCACGAAGTCACAAAGACCGGGTCGGGTAAACGTGTTGTGCTCATCCTCGACATTAAAAGATTTTAGTAGTCTATTGTATGAGGTTACTACTACTAATCCTATTATTGCTCCCATTCCTGATTAATATATGGAATGGATATCTCAAGCCAGCACAGAGTGGAAAATTCGAGGAAATCAATTGTTCGGAAATATCCAACAGTCTCAATCCGTACGTGAACGATATCGTACGCATCGCACAGCAGCATGGTAACAAATCGTCATCTAGTATGGTGGAGGGGTACAAGATCACGCGAAGCACTATCAGGGAAAAACTTCCGCAAGTGTTCAACATCATCAAAGAGTACGTGTCGACGATGAAAAATAAAAAGGTAAAACCAGCCGACTGCGAGAAAGAACAATACTGTTGGTTCTTGAGACTGTATAACCAAAGTGGTCATTATATCGACTGGCACTTCGATAACAACTTCACGAGTGGACTACGTAAGACGTACGTCTGTAACATTTACACGAGTGAATGTAACACGTCCCACCTCATGACGAAAGATCGTAACGACCGTATAAAGATTAACGAGAGTGTAGTCGGTAAAGGTGTCCTCTATAATGGGAGTGAAGTCAAACATTCCGTCTCCAAACAGGCGAGTGGGTGCACCCGTATTTCTCTAATCATACCACTCTACGAAAACGATTCCGTGACGATGTTCGGGTGGTTTCGTAGACTAGCGCGTAATGTATCGGATAATGTCTTCAAGTTATAAATGCTTACGACAGACGGCGATGTACATATCACTTCCACCTATGAGTTCGAGTGTTTTATCCTCGACGGTACGCTTCGTAAACGGACCGGGTGTTCCATCATTACAGCACATACACAGTGCCGACAATTTGGTTACGTCACATGCTATGGGAACACAATCAAGAAGTTCTCCAAATTTACACTGAAAGGAATCCGCATCGAGACCGGCGAGTATGACTGATTTATTTACGTGAAGACAGCACTCGACAAACTTTTTGAGTCGCGGAAAAAATTGAGCTTCATCGATGGCGACAATATCAGCCTCATCAAATTCTGGTTTGTTTAGAATGTCGAAAATATCGTACACTTTTAAACAATTGAACTTTACGTTATCGTGCGTCTTAAGAACTTGTTCGGGCGACCGAGTATCCTTCGCTGAGTTGACGACGAGGATATTTTTGCCTATGACTTTCAAACGCTTAAGTCGTCTGATGAGCTCAGACGTTTTACCAGAAAACATATTTCCCATAATAATTGACAAACCCATCTCGCTGACTATTATAATCTTGTATTTTTTATATGGGTGAAATTCACAGGGCGGTCTTCAATGGCCACGTCGGGTACTACAATCCTAGAACGGGTCGCGTCAGGTTTGGAAAGTGTATCTATTCGAGTATAGCTGTAGCTATAAAATATCTCAAATGACCTTGACATACACCGGTCGTTCAGTGCGTATGAGAGCGAGACCGAACTGAAGAAGTCTCCGCGCGAACTGTGTCTTGACGAGGATGGTACTACTCTCGAGATACTTGCGCGAGTTTGGTCTATGAAGATCCAGAACACTCTTCATAGATAGAATTCGTCTTAGTGAAATGTTGTTACATTGTGTCGTGTTTATTTCAAACTTTACTCGTTCTTCCATAGCCCATATACTACTAAAGATCCTATCGAGACGACCCGGTGTTGTTCGGTCAGTCACAGAGAACGAACATGTGCGTCCCATATGATATAAAATATCTTTAAAAAGTAAGATGCCTTTAAGTGATGCTCAGATTACCAAGAAGGTCGGGGAGCTGCGTAAAAAGGAGGGTAAGCTTTACGCACCTCTCAAATATTTCAGGGGACTCGCCACCCTCAAGGAAGTCGAGACCCGCTATAAGAAGATGCTCAAGCGAGACTACAAAGATTTCAAGACGGACAAGGGACAGAAAACAAAGACTTCTTCCTACACGCAAAA